AAACGCTGAAAAGAAGGCCCTAAATACACAAATAAGTGAGGCTTTAAATTCACAGTCAGCATTAGAACTTAGTTTAAGAGCTATACAACTTCACGCATTAAATAGAGCTATAGAACTTAGAGGTTTAGATATACAAAAAATAGTCTACACTCTAAAAATGACAGATAGTAAAGAAAGAAAGTTTTTAGATCAAGTTTTTTCAAACGGTATATTTAGTAGTTTCTTAAATAAGCTAATAAGTAAAGACAAGAGTATCAGTATAGCTAATTACGGAGACGGATTAGGTAATCTAACACGCCAACAAAGATTAGAAATACAATCTAAGTATGGCTTTGTTAGTAGTTTAATGGGAAATTCTGCTGAAATTCAAACACTCTCTCCTTGTGATTTTGAATCTTTACTTAAAGCATATGTAGTACCTTATCAAATAAGTCAAGAAATTATAAAAGGTGTAGAAACAAACCACCCAGTATATATTCCTTTTGGTCTTTTATTAATGTTGTTAAACCATAGTTGTACAATATATGATTCAGAAAAACCAAATAGTGTACAAACACCTTTAGTTTATATAGATTTTAATACAGAGCACAACTATTTTTTAAGTAATACTAAACAATTAAGTACAAATCCTTGGGTAACTTTAATTCCTTTTGAAGGTAGTTTTAATGACTATAAGTCTTTATTTGATAGCAATGTATTAAATGGAGATAGCATTAAACCTCCAAGTGGTAGCAACGATTTTGTCCCTCTATTTAATCCTCAAACTCAAGATGCACTATCTAGTCAAATACCTGCGATTAAATTTGATAAATCAGGAAACAATATCTACAGAGGTAAAATGATGAACATCTTATTGAATGTAGATTATTTGATAAAAGTAGTTAGAGACTATAGTTTTAGAGATGGTACAAATAGTATTTACTTAAAAGAATTTATTGAGCAAATATTAACTGATGTAAACAAATACCTAGGAAAGATTAATTTGTTCAGACTTTCTTATAACGATAAAGGAAATACATTTCAGATAGTAGATGATCAATTTATTCCTGTAAAAGATCAAGAAGACCAATTAAGTCCTAAAGATGTAAACACAACAGGAAACTCTATCGTTAGATCTAATACTACAGAAATACCTCTTTTTGGTAAGTACTCTATAGCTAAGTCTTTAGACATTAAATCTGATATTTCTACTAAACTAGCTAACATGATAGCAATATCATCGAATGCACAATATCAGAATAAAGCAACATTATCTCAAAATGGTGATCCTTATGGATATATCAATACAAGTTACCAAGATAGATATATAGTAAATAAATTAGGAGTAGCTACAGGAAGTTCAGTAAATTTAGATTCTCTCATAAATTCAGCAACACAATTTAATGAGACCGTATCTGATTTTTACAGTAAGATAAATCCTGTTGAAACTAGTATTAATCATGCTACTAACTACTTTATAGACAAAATGTCTAAGATTAAAAATGATGAGTATCCTACTAGAGCGTCAGCAATGATACCTGTATCTGTTAATTTCACTACAGATGGTGTTTCTGGTTTTTTAATGGGTCAAGCGTTTACTATATCAGAAGAATTATTACCTTACACTTATACAAATAGAATAGTTCCTGGAGCAAAAGGTTTAGAACAAGATCATATTAATAAAGTAGGATTCGTTGTTGTAGGACTTAATCACTCTTTAGAGAATAATCAATGGAATACTTCAGTTAGAGCTAATATGATATTCTTAAAAGATGCTACTGAATTTACAGGAAGTGTAGTTGAACAAACACCTAAAAATAATGCTTTTGGGTTCAACCCTGCAAATACGGTTGATGATTTAGCAAACCCAATAGTTACAGGAAATTGTGATGAACCTTATGTGAGTACTAATTTGAACAAGGGTTGGATAGGTAAAAAGCAGCCTTTTGTCAGAACTATTATAGATCCAGCCGTTGAAGGAGCAAAATTAAAAGTTAAGTATGGAGAAGTTCTTGCAAAAGCAATATTGGCTACTATAAAAATAGAACAAAATTATAGAGGATTTAATTATAATTTTGGTGGGTTTGATATTACTTCTGGAGGTTGGACATTTAATCCTCAATTGCATAATGGATATGTGGTAGCAAAAGAAGGCGGAACTGGATTATGTAAGGCATTTATTTCTTTTATTAGCTTTGAAGCTTTTATTGAACAAACAGTTCAAAGTTTTGTTTCCAAAGGTTTTGAAAGAGCGACTACAGCCGATGCTTACGCAGAAATATGGTATTCAAAATGGAATGGATATGGAGCTAGAAAAAAATATCCTAATAGATCTATAGCTCAAGTAGACGCGGAAACAAAAGCAATTGCAGCAAGTATTTGGAACTCTATAAACGTATAGTATGCCTTTAAGATATTATCCAGCATTTAAAATACTTACCAATCTTAATACAAGAGGCGGAGAGTTTACTTATAATGGAGAGCCTTATATAGGAAAATACTATTTAACATATAATGGTAAAGCTTATTCTGGACCAAGTCCAGAAGTAGGTCCTAGTAATCCTTTAGAAAGATTCGTAGTTATACCTTCTGCTACTGGTTTAGATGGACTAGGTATTCCTGACAGACTAAAGAAAGACTTCGCAATCAGAAGTAATTTATCATCAGTAAGAATACCAGGGCGTCCTAACTCTTACTATCCTCAACCAAATGAAGAAGATTATAAAAAAGGATATGCGATCAGATACTTTACTAAGAAAGAAAATGAAAGAGGTTTCATAACAGAAATAAGTCAAGATGAGTACAACTCAATAGTGAATGGTACTGCAGACTACGACATTTCTATTTATCAAACTACTACTATACTTTGGAAGTTAACAGGTCCATTGAGAAGCACTAGAACTTCACAATACAATATAATCCCAGGTATCATTGATACAAACGAACGACTTACTATTGCTGCAGATAAAAACTTTTTAGGCATAGTAGAATGGATAGGCGGCGACTACGCAAAGTACGCAAGACCTACTTTATAATTAAACTATTGTTTGTAAGATTATTTATCTTATATTACTGGTTAATAACAGGTTATGTATTTCATCATTGAAGATAAAGAGCAGTTAAGCCGTCTTGAAACATCAGACCAAGCTTTTATTCAAGTTGTAACATCTAACGACTACTATCACCCAAAGTTAAGTAGAGTTAGTTTGATCTACTACAACAATTCTAAGAAAGGTTATATTTTTGTCATCAACCATTCTGAGGGTTTTAATCTAGATCTTAAACTTGTTGAGAGTTTCTTACAAAAGCACGATAAGATATATCTTCTTGATAAAAAGCTTCACTCTTATTTTCTAAATCTACCAAACTCTATTGACGTACAGTTTATATGTTTAGACAAAAATAACGAGTATAGTTCTTTCGAATGTAATACACCAGTCCATAGAGACTTTTATATAAAGCATCCTATCCTTCCTACAATAAACGAGATCATACCGATCTCTAAACACTACGAAAGATGCGAATGTTTGTATCAATTGGTAAAAGACTATTTTGAGCTTGAGATGGATATAGAACTTCAAGACAAATTAGTTGAAGCATATAAGAAAGTAGAAGAAGCAGGAATTAAGGTAGACCTTGAGTGTTTTGATCAGAAGTTCCAATTTCAACATAAAGAGTATTCTCTGTTAGGAAACACCGTCTATTCATATTATAACCTTTATAATTTGACAGGCCGCCCTACCAACTCTTTTAACGGTATCAACTTTCTAGCTATTCCTAAAGACAAAGACTTCAGAGAATGTTTTGTCCCTAAGAACGACTTCTTGGTAGAGTTTGACTTTGATGCCTACCATTTGAGACTAATATCTAACCTGATTGGGTTTGAGCCTCCTAAAGAGTCTATGCACAACTACCTGGGACGCGCATACTTCCACACCTCCGAGCTAACAGATGAGCAGTATAAAGAATCAAAGGCCATTACCTTTAAGCAGCTTTATGGCGGGATAGAAAAGAAATACGAGGATATAGACTTCTTTAAATCCCTAGGCCAGTTCATAGACCAGGAATGGAAGAAGTATAATGCCCATAAAGCATTAATACTGCCAACAGGTAGGGTATTAAAGAAGCTCCCAGGCATGAACAAATTAAAATTGTTTAACTATATAGTCCAGAACCTTGAGACCAAGGAGAACATATACAAGATCCTAGAGATTAACAAACTTCTTAGTAAAAAGAAGACCAAATTGATCCTGATAACATATGATTCTTTCTTGTTTGACTTTTCTCAAGAAGACGGCAAAACCCTCTTAAAAAAGATCAAAGAGATCCTAGAGGGTGAGAACATGGTGGTGAAGCACAAGTATGGCACAAATTATGCTTTCTAATATATTCACAATATTTATTAATAGTAAAAAATGGTTATGTTAAATGAAAAGGTAGTTGAAATTACATCTGAGTCCATTATGAATAAATTGTTTTGTACTTTCTCTCCTAAGGATAAATTAGATGACACCCTTAGAGAAATAAACAGAGAGTACACCATTCTATATAAAAAGATATTTGTTCTCGAGTCTAAAGAGTCCGAGGAGTATCTTTGTACATACAACATTGAGATTGAAGGAGGCCAAACTAAGATCCTTCCAAATACAATCCTACTTCACAGAAAGAAAGAGACTAACACTCTATACACAATCAACGCTTTGAACACTTTGATCAAGAGCTTGAATGAGGGTGTACTAGATACTTCTTTTGTGATCAATTGGAATGACTACAAGAACAGTGTTCTACTTACACAAGGTGACGACCTCAAGAGATTAAACACCACTATTCACAAGATAGTTTCTGTGTAACTTTAAAGATCGATTTTTCTCGATCTTTTATTTTGCTTATATTTAACCAAATCAGTTATATTATGGACATTTCAGTCATCAAATCAAGATTGTCGGCTCTACAAAATCCACGTGGAGGACAGAAGAAAGACTTGGCTCAAACTATTTGGAGGCCAACCGTGGGTAAACACTCCGTACGTATAGTACCTTCTGTGTTTAACAAGTTAAACCCATTCAAAGAAGTCTACATGCATTATGGTATCAATAATCGTACCATGATCAGTTTGACAAACTTCAACGAAAAAGATCCTATTGTTGAATTTGCACAAGGCTTGAGAAAGTCAAGTGAGAAAGACAATTGGCAACTTGCTAAGAAGCTTGAACCTAAGATGCGTGTTTTCGCTCCTGTAATTGTTAGAGGAGAAGAAGACAAAGGCGTTCGTCTTTGGGAATTCGGTAAGCAAGTTTACATGGACTTGTTGAGTATCGCTGAGGATGAGGACGTAGGAGATTACACAGATCCTATCACAGGTCGTGATATTACAGTTGAAACTGCTGGTAAAGAAACCACAGGTTTGATGTATAACACATCTACAGTTCGTGTAAGAACTAAGTCAACGCCACTCTCAGAAGATGGAGACAAAGTAAAATTGTGGTTAGAAACTCAACCAGATCCTCTTGGTCAGTTTAAGAGATATTCTTATGACGAGATGAAAGAGGCTTTGTTGAAGCATCTAAACCCTGAAGAAGAGATCAAAGAACAAGCAGATGAGGTAACACCAAAAGGTGACCTTCCTTGGGAAAAACAAGCTGAACCAAAAGGTGAGTATACCTTAAATACCACTAAAGCAGCAGTCGACTCTTCAATTGATGATCTTTTCGATATCTAATAAAAAAGCCCCGACTAGTTCGGGGTTTTCTAACTTAACAGTTTCGTATGGCAAAATCACTAAATAGCGCAGTGTCTAGCGCAATCAAAGGCACAGTAGATCTAGAGAAATTTAAGAAAGGCAAAAACCTTTCTGGAGGTGTAGCATTCAAAGAACAAAGCTGGATACCACTATCGCAAGCATTTCAAGACACATTACAAATCCCAGGTATTCCTGTTGGCCACATTACACTACTTAGAGGACACTCTGATACAGGTAAGACTACAGCACTTCTTGAAGCTGCAGTTAGTGCACAAAAGATGGGAATACTACCTGTATTCATTATTACAGAGATGAAATGGGATTGGAATCACGCTCGTGAGATGGGTTTTGAGTTTCAAGAAATAGCAGACGATAATGGAGAAGTTGTAGATTACAAAGGCTTTTTCTTGTACATTGATCGTGAGAAGCTTGAGTGTATAGAAGATGTTTCAGCTTTTATTGCTGATATTCTTGATGAGCAAAAGAGAGGGACACTTCCTTATAACATTTGTTTCTTCTGGGATTCTGTAGGTTCTATTCCTTGTAGAATGAGTATCGAGAAGTCTACAAACAATAACGAATGGAATGCAGGCGCAATGTCACAACAGTTTGGTAACTTCATTAATCAACGAATTGTACTATCTCGTAAGATATCACAACCTTATACTAATACATTAGTTGCTATTAATAAAGTGTGGGTAGCTAAGCCTGATTCACCAATGGGTCAACCTACCTTAAATAACAAAGGTGGTAACACAATGTATTTTGACTCTTCATTAGTTGTTACATTTGGTAACATTGCTAGAGCAGGTACCAACAAGATTAAAGCAACTAAGAATGGTAAAGAGGTTGAGTTTGCTAAGAGAACAAGAATATCATGTGACAAAAATCACGTAACTGGTGTAACTGCTGTCAATAAAGTTATTATGACAGTACACGGTTTCATCAAAGACGATAAGAAAGAACTTGATGAATATAAGAAGAAATACTCTGACCAGTGGATGAAAGTCCTTGGCTCTACAACTTTCGATGTTGTTGAAGAAGAAACACCTTTATCACCAGACATTTTTGACACTGAAGATTAATGAACCCAGAATACCAAAAGATATTCGACTCTCTTAAACAAGAGAAGATCGAAGAGTCTGTTAATAGTAGAATACTACTTGTAGACGGACTGAATACATTTCTAAGAGCCTTTACCGCTATAGGTTGGGTCAATAAAGATCTATCACATATAGGAGGGTTAACAGGCTTTTTACGCTCTTTAGGATATATCATTAAATTGTCTAGACCAACTAGAGTCATAGTTGTGTTTGATGGTCAAGGTTCGTCTACTAATAAACGATACATATATCCCGAGTATAAAGCCAATCGAGGTATTAATAGAGTCACTAATTGGGACACTTTTGAATCGCAACAAGAAGAGTCCGAAGCGATAACGTCTCAATTAGTAAGACTCATATTCTATTTGAAAGCACTT